GGTTTAGCCTCTCAAAAATAAAAACCCGTATGTTGGCTACTCATCCCCCACGCCCGACAGTGTGGCTACGGTGGCCCCAACAAGGAGAATAACATGAACGATACAATCATGGCAGAAGAAATGAAGACTACGCCAAAGGCGGCATTTGTTAATAAACCTTACACGCAAGAAGAAAGAGTTAAGCGCGATGAGGAAGAACTAGAACAGCTAATGAAAGAACGGGATGGTGAACCAGAAGAAGCACCAGAGCAAGAAGCTGAACCTACTAGCGCAGAAGAAAAAACATTTAAAAAGCGTTACTCTGACCTACGCCGACATCAACAGAAACAAGCAGAAGAGTTTAAGTCTGAACTTGCAGAACTAAAGCGTCAACTTTCAGATGCTACAAAAAAAGAAATGAAACTGCCAAAGTCTGATGAAGATATAGAACAATGGGCAGCAGACTATCCAGATGTAGCAGCTATCGTTGAAACAATTGCAATGAAAAAAGCTAGTGAGCAATCTAGCGCACTAGAAGAACGCATCAAAGCAATTGATGAAATGCAAAACTCAGCTACCAAAGAAAAAGCAGAAGCAGCATTAATGCAAATGCATCCAGACTTTGATGACATTCGTGACAGTGATGACTTCCACGAATGGGCAGAAGAACAACCTAAGTGGGTACAGGACGCACTGTACGAGAATGACGATGACGCACGGTCAGCAGCCAGAGCAATTGACCTCTACAAAGCAGATAGAGGCATTGGCAAAAAATCTAAGAGCAAGAATGATAAGGGTGCTGCAGAGGCAGTTGCTCCGAAAAATAAAGGAAGTAAGCCGCAAAGCGATGAGGCTTCTACGTATCTAAAAGAATCAGATGTAGATAAAATGTCAGCACAAGAGTACGAAAAACATGCTGACGAAATTATGGATGCAATCCGTAGTGGTAAGTTTATCTACGATTTATCTGGTTCTGCACGATAAAAAAGAGTTGACAAGTAGTTATTAATAAGTATAACTATAGTCAAGTGTAGTGTAAGCAGGGTAGCTCCTTGCTTACCTAACAATCCGCAAACGACAAAATCTTCAAGATTACCTGATTAACATGGCCTATTGAGTACATTGGTTGCAACCCTTGTATGAGATACACCCTACGTTAGACAGCCTCTGCAAAGAATTGTACTGTTTGCATCTGTGAAAAATCCAAATAATAGGAGATGGATTCATGGCTTTCCCAAGAGCGCCGGGTTATAACAACTTGCCGAATGGCAATTTTAGCCCAGTAATTTACTCCAAACAGGTGCAGCTTGCATTCCGCAAGGCCGCTGTTTGTGACGCGATTACGAATAACGACTACTTTGGTGAAATCGCAAACTTTGGTGATTCAGTTAAAATCATCAAGGAACCCGAAATCACTGTTAAGGCTTACGAGCGTGGTACTACCATTACTCCGCAAGACCTTGACGATGAAGACTTCACACTGACCGTTGACAAAGCTAACTACTTTGCTTTTAAAGTTGACGACATTGAGGAAGCGCATTCGCACGTAAACTTTGAGTCTCTCTCAAGCAACCGTGCTGCATACCGTCTTGCTGACCAGTTTGACCAAGATGTTCTTGGCTACCTGTCAGGCTTTAAGCAGTCTGCAATCAGTGGCACACCTGACACCGTAAATAACGTAATTAACGGTACTAAGTCAGTTACAACTGCTGGTACTGACGAACTGCTGTCAAGCATGAAGCTGAATGCATCCGACTTCAACGCAGGTAATGCTGCTAACTGTGTCGGTCTGAAGCCTCGCGCATCAGAAGCTGTTCCAACTGCTGCTGGTACTACTAACCCACTGACTGTGATTGCACGTATGGGTCGTCAACTCGACCTGCAAAACGTGGACTCTCAAGGCCGTTGGTTGGTCATTGACCCAGTGTTCGTTGAACTGTTGAAAGACGAAGACTCACGTTTGTTTGATTCAGACTTTGGTGGTTCTGGACTTCAGAACGGTTTGATTTTGAATAACCTGCATGGATTTAAAGTTCATGTTTCTAACAACCTGCCTAAAGTTGGTACTGGTCCTTCCACAACTGGTGGAACCAATGCTAATAACTTTGGTGTGATTGTTGCTGGTCATTCATCTTCAGTCGCTACTGCTGACCAAATCAATAAGACTGAAACTTACCGCGACCCGGACAGCTTTGCCGATATCGTCCGTGGTATGCATCTGTATGGCCGCAAGATTCTCCGTCCAGAGGCTCTTGTCAACGCCAAATACTGCTTGGTTTAAGGAGAATAGATTATGGCACTAGGTGATAACACTCTCCAAGCCGCACGTGGCAACTCGCAGCGTGGGCGTAACCCATACATGGTTCAGACTACTCTGAACTGGGCAACAGCTTTGTCAGACAAGGGTTCTGCACTTGCGGCATCTGATGTCGTTCCTGTCATTGCTGTTCCTAAAGGTGTAATGGTACTGAACGCAGGTATTGAAGTTGATACTGCTTCTGACGGTTCTACATTTACTGTGGACGTTGGTATGATAGATGCTGATGTATTTGTGGATGGTTTTGATGCTACGTCAGCCGCTGGCGTACTGTCGCAAAACCCCGCAGCTTATCAGCCAGTAATGGCTGTTGCTGCTGATAACATTGACGTGACTATCGCTACCCTTTCAGGTGGCGCAGTAAGTTCAGGTCTGTTCCGTGTCTGGGCTGTCCTTATGGACTGCAATGACGAAGGTGACTTGACTGCTCAAGAAGTAGCACGTGACGTTATCTAACTAACATAGTATCGGGGCAGGGCAACTTGCCCCTTTACTTTCTTTCTTTATAAGGATACGTGATGGCATACAATTATTTAGACATTACTAATGAAGTGCTGGCTCGTATGAACGAGGTATCTCTTACTGCATCTAATTTTACTGCAGCTAGAGGTTTTCAAGTACAGTGTAAAAACGCTGTTAATGATGCTATTAATTACGTCAATCAAAGAGAATTTGGTTGGCCTTTTACACATGCTACAGAAACACAAACATTAGTAGTAGGGCAAACTAGATATACTATTCCAACAGATACACAATCTATAGATTATGACACATTTAGAATTAGTAAAGATGATACGCTTGGTGTTTCTGGAATTACATTACGCATTTTAGATTACAAAGAATACACACAAAAATACATAGAACAAGAGACTACATCAGATGTAGGTGCTGTTCCTAACTACGTATTTAGAACACCAGATAATAATTATGGGTTGTATCCATATCCAGATAAAGCCTATGAACTAAAGTATGAATACTACAAAAAACCTACTGCATTGTCTGCAGACACAGACGTGCCTACTGTGCCAGAACAATATAGGCAAGTAGTAGTAGATGGTGCAACAGCTTATGCATATCAATATCGCGGAGAGGCACAACAGTATGGTATTAACTTCTCTCGCTTTGAAGAAGGCATTAAACAGATGCAAACTATTTTGCTTAACCGTGCCGATTATATTAGGTCTACATATATTCCATACTCACAAAGGTACGGTGCTGGCGCGGGTGGATTTTAGAGGTTTAAATGGCAGATGAAACTGGCCTCAGTCCTTATGTGTTTGCGTGTGAAGGTGGGTTAGTTCTTGACCAGCCAACTTTTAAGATGCAACCCGGCATGGCACTTGAACTAGAAAACTTTGAACCAGATATTAGAGGTGGCTATCGCCGCATTAACGGCTATATTAAATGGAACAGCAATATTGTTCCTCAAACATCCAGCGCATCTGAAGAAGTCCTTATGTCTGCTTTCTTTCCCGGCAATAGTAAAGTAATTGCTGCACGTGGTGAGAAAGTATTTGAGGCGGGTACAACAGGTTCATGGACAGAGATTGATACAGGCCGTAGTAATGCTACTAGATACACATTCTTTAGATATAATTTATCTGGCACTGACCATATTATATGGGCTGACGGTGCTAACAGAGCAACAAAATATGATGGCTCAACTGTAACAGATATTAATGCAACAGGCTCACCAACTAATCCAAAGTTTGTTGTAGGTTATAAAAATGCTATGTTTTTTGCAGGGCATACAGCTAACACAGAAGAACTTATATTTACTGCACCTTTTACTGACAATGACTTTAATACAGCTAATGGTGCGGGGTCAATACGGGTAGACAGTACAATTACAGGACTGTTTCCTTTTCGTGACGAACTGTACATATTTTGTGAAGAGCGTATATTTCGTCTTGTTGGCAATACTATTGCAGACTTTCAAATGCAACCAGTTACCAGAGACATTGGTTGTTTAAATAATTTTACTATTCAAGAACTAGCTGGCGATATTATTTTTCTTGGGCGTGATGGACTTAGAACCGTAGCGGCAACAGAACGTATTAATGACGTTGAACTTGGTACTATTAGTTCTCCTATTAAAGAACGCTTTGATGGTTTAACAGATATAGATGAGTTTGTAAGTGTTGTAGTACCCGGCAAAACTCAATATAGATTATTTTTAACAGATAGAAGTGCTGTTATACCTTCTAGAACTAGGGGTATTGTAGCGGTACGTAAACAACAAGGGTATGAGTTTTCAGAAATTGAAGGTATTCAACCTGCTTGTACAGACTTTACAACAACACAAGGAGTTAGTTACGTTATTCACGGTGGCTACGATGGATATGTGTATCGTCAAGAACAAGGCAACACATTTGATGGCACTACAATTATAGGACGCTATCGTTCACCAGATATGACTATGGGAGATGCTGGCATACGTAAAAACTTTCAGCGTGTAATTATTAACTATGCCCCAACAGGCACACTTAACTCTGATTTGTTCCTACGTTATGACTATGAATCTCCAGATTCAGCAAGGCCAGATGCGTACCCGTTTGACAGTTCTACGGTAGTTGCATTGTACGGAACGTCACTATACGGAACAGCTACATACGGTGGTCAATCTAACCCCTTGGTTAGACAGCCAGTAGAAGGTAGCGGATTTGCTGTAGCTATGCGGGTGGTTGATAATGCTGTGTCACTACCATATACATTAAAAGGTTTTCAGCTAGAATTTGATGCAGGAGCAAGAAGGTAATGGCAGGTTACACTAGACAATCCACATATACTGACGGTGACGTTATTACCGCAGCACAGAGTAACGATGAGTTTAATCAGTTACTTGCCGCTTTTGTAAATACCACAGGTCATAAACATGATGGCACAGCCTCTGAAGGCCCAGTTATAGGATTAATTGGCGACCCCGGAGTTGCCACCCCAATTAACAAAGTCGTAGTAGATGATACCAACAATCGTGTTGGTGTTTTTGTAGATGTAGGTGGTAGTACAACAGAACAGATACGCTTTCAAGATGGTGTTATCCTACCTGTAACAGACAACGACATTGACTTAGGTGCGTCAGGCACAGAGTTTAAAGACCTGTTTATTGATGGCACAGCTAACATTGACGCACTCATAGCTGACACTGCCGATATCAACGGTGGTACAATTGATGGTGTTACTATTGGTGCTGCATCAGCGGGTGCAGTAACAACAAGTAGCTTGGTAGCTACTACTGCTGATATCAATGCTGGCACGGTAGACGGTGTAGTAATTGGTGGGGCATCTGCTGCTGCTATCACAGGTACTACACTCGTAGCAAATACAAGCATAAACATTGCAGGTGACGGGGCTACCGTTACAGGCATCAAAGATGAAGACGATATGTCTTCCAATAGTGCGGTTAAACTTGCCACGCAACAATCAATTAAGGCTTACGTAGATGCCCAAGTCACAGCGCAAGACCTCGACTTCCAAGCCGACAGTGGTGGTGTTCTCTCTATCGACCTTGACAGCGAGACTTTCACGCTTACAGGTGGTACTGGTATTGATACTTCTGGTTCAGGTAACGCTGTTACTTTTGCTATTGACTCAACTGTAGCTACCTTAACTGGGTCACAAACACTTACTAATAAGACACTGACTGCCCCCATACTGTCTGGGTCATCGTCTGCTGCTGGCTCTATACTGTTTAAAGAAGATACAGACAATGGCACTAATGCTGTCACACTTATTGGACCTGCCTCTACAGCAGACGTAACAGTAACACTTCCTGCTGCTACTGACACTCTAGTAGGTAAAGCTACGACAGATACACTTACCAATAAAACCCTGACAAGCCCAACTATTACTACTGGCGTACTCAATGGTGCAATCAGCGGTACATCTATTAAAGATGAAGATAACATGGCTTCAGACAGTGCAAGCCATCTAGCTACGCAACAGTCTATTAAAGCATATGTAGATGCTACTGTAACTGCACAAGACTTAGACTTTGCTGGTGACAGTGGCGGCGCACAGAATGTAGACTTAGATAGTCAGTCACTTACCATTGAAGGTGGTACGGGCGTTGACACAACGGGTTCTTCACAAAAGATTAGTATTGCTATTGATAGCACTGTAGCTACACTGACAGGCTCACAAACACTTACAAATAAAACCTTGACAAGTGCTGTACTCAATAGTACAATAAGTGGAACGTCTATTAAAGATGAAGACGATATGGCATCTAACAGTGCCGACCATCTTGCTACACAACAATCAATTAAAGCCTACGTAGATACACAAGTAGCTACTGTACCTGTCGGTGACATTACATCTGTAGTTGCTGGCACTGGTATGACAGGTGGTGGTACATCAGGTGATGTTACACTAAATGTAATTGGTGGTACAGGTATTACAGCTAATGCTGGTGATATTGCAATTGACAGTACCGTAACAACACTCACAGGCACACAGACACTTACAAATAAAACCCTGACTAGCCCCACTATTAACGGTGGTTCACTGTCAAGCGCAGTCACGGGTGCTACGCAATCATCTGGTACAAGCAATACAACTATTGCTACTACTGCCTTTGCAGTTACAGAAGCTAATAATGCTGCTGTAGCAATGGCGATTGCATTAGGATAATGCTTGACAAATCAGTATGATTGTGGTATAATTATACATAATTGGAGAATATAAATGGCAAATACATTTAAACTGGTGACAGACACAGGCGTAGGAACTTCTGCTGCCACAGTTCATACTGGTGCTGGTTCTACCGAAACAACAATCATCGGCATGTCTATAGCTAACATTCACACCTCACAAATTGAGGTAGATGTACAGCTTGAAAACAATGACGGTGACAATATCTACATTGTAAAGGATGCACCTGTACCTGTAGGTAGCAGCCTTGTTGTTGTGGGCGGTGAACAGAAAGTAGTTATGAACGCAAGTGATGTCTTAAAAGTTACGTCAAATGTCGCATCTAGCGCAGACGTTGCTTTGTCTATTCTTGAAATTACGTAAGGGATAATCATGGGTTATATTGGCGCAGGTATATCACGATTTAACACAGCAGATGGTCTGACTGTAGCTGGTAATGTATCGGCTGATGGCGGCACAATCAAGCTAGATGGAAATTACCCTGTTGGCACACAGAATGTTGCACTAGGAGACACTGCATTAGACGATGCTTCTTTGTCTGGTTCAAACCTTACAGCAATCGGTCATGTGGCTTTAACTGCAAATACTAGTGGTTCTGCTAATACTGCTGTTGGCTCAAATGCTTTAACAGCTAACACTACAGGTGCTGATAGTATTGCTATGGGTGTAAGTGCTTTAGGCTCAAATACTAGTGGTTCTTCTAATACTGCAATTGGACGGTCTGTTTTAGTTGCCAACACCACTGGAATCAACAACACAGCAGTTGGGTATGAGGCGCTTTATAGTAACACAACTGCAAACGGTCAGACAGCAGTTGGACGTTGGGCTTTGCGCAGCAACACAAGTGGCCTTCTTGGGGTTGCTGTTGGGTATAATGCCCTAACCGCAAACACTACAGGCAATTATAATGTTGCCACAGGTTACACTGCCTTAACTTCAAATACTACGGGTGCGCTCAATACAGCGTATGGCGCTTATGCACTCCAAGCCAACACCACCGCATCTAACAACACTTCCGTTGGGTATCAGTCGCTGTATGCAAACACCACTGGCGCAGAAAATACGGCTGCTGGGTATCGTGCATTAGCATCCAATACAACGGCTCCTAACAATACGGCTTTTGGTCGTACTGCGTTGGAAGATAATACGACAGGGGCAAACAATACGGCTGTAGGGTTTCAATCCATGCAGTTGAACACCACTGGCACACAAAATACAGCTACTGGCTATCGGGCATTGGATGCGAATACAACAGGGTCAAACAATGTCGCAATGGGGCAAAATGCGTTAGGCGCAAACACCACAGCAAATAACAACACCGCTATCGGCAAAGATGCCATGATTTTGAATACAACAGGTCATTCAAATACGGCATTGGGATATACAGCTTTATACAATAACACCACTGCTAATAGTAATACTGCTATTGGATTTGCCGCAATGGACGCAAATACCACTGGTCATAACAACACCGCAACAGGATTCAATGCACTTGGCGCGAACACTACTGGTGAATATCTCACAGCTTTTGGCACAAATGCTCTTCTTGCAAATACTACAGGGGACTCCAGCGTTGCTGTTGGACCTGCTGCATTAGGGTCAAACACAACAGCAAGCAGTAATACAGCCGTTGGTTATGCGGCTCTAACCGCAAATACCACTGGCAATGGATTAGTGGCTGTTGGAAAGGGTGCTTTAGATGCAAACACCACTGGCACAACTAGCACGGCTGTTGGCGAAGATGTTTTAGGGGCGCAGACAACAGGAACTAGAAATACGGCTGTTGGTTACAATGCTGGACTGCTAATTACAACAGCAAATTACAATGTGGCGGTAGGTTCTTTTGCCCTAGATAAAGCAACTACAGGAAATTCAAATACTGCTCTGGGTGATGCTAGTTTGTCTTTATTGACAACAGGTACTTCAAATGTTGGTATCGGGCAAAATGCTGGGGCAGCGATAACAACAGGTGCTTCAAATGTAGCAGTCGGTGAAGGTGCGCTTGATGCCATAACAACACCAAATAATAACGTAGCGGTAGGGGTTTCTGCGGGAGGAGTTAGCACAACTGGAAGTGAAAATACTCTTATAGGAAGGTCTGCTGGACCTGCTGTATCTTCAGGCGCAAGAAATACTTTTGTTGGATATAACACTGGCTCCACACTGACTACAGGCAGTGACAATATTTGTATTGGCTATAATGTAGATACAGGATTAAACAGTTCTGCACAAAGAATAACTATTGGTAATAATATAGCTTCTGTCGGAGACAATTACTTCACTTTTGGTAAAGACTCAAACAGGGTTTACAACCTGTTTACATCCAATGCTTCTTGGACACGCTCATCTGATGAACGCCTTAAAACAAACATTCAGAATGACGCTCTTGGCTTAGACTTTATCAACCGTTTACAGCCTCGCACATTCCAATGGAAGCCAAGCAACGAAGTACCGCAAACACTTACAGATTCATACAGCGCAACCAATAAAATGGACACAAACGTTGTAATGAATGGCTTTATTGCACAAGAAGTCAAACAAGCACTTGATGATTCTAGTGCAGGAACACAAGGCATATGGTTGACAGAGCCAGATGGCACACAAGCGTTGAGCAGAGAAATGATGATTATGCCTCTTGTAAATGCAATCAAAGAACTAAAGACAGAACTTGATGCAGCAAAGGCCCGTATAGCTACGTTGGAGGCAGGATAATGACCAGAGCAAGAAGTGTA